GGGAAATAACATAATATCTTGTTGCAAGAGCTAAGCCTGCCGGAAGCGTTCCGGTCGTTGTTAGTTCAACCCCTTCTCCAGGATGCAAGGGCTCGGGCTTATCCCCGCTTGCAACTGTTTGTGTGAAAACGTCACTTGTTGAATCCGCTGTAAAATTAAAAGTATTAAGCGTAGTTGGAAGCAGGACTTCTTCATCACAAATGTTTGCTGCAGCTATAGTCGAAGTGTCATCTATTTCATCAGTAACATCTGCCAAAAGACCAAAAGACGCAGTTAAATAATCGCGAAGAACCAGCGCTGCATTATCAGTCCATTGCATCTTCAACAGCGAACCACCCGTTCCTCCAGTTGTAACATTCAAGTCGATCGAAAAACTTGTAGTAGTTGGAACAGAAACAACTTGATACTCTCCAGCAATAGTCGGAACAGACCCACTATGCCCTGAAATAAAAACTCTGTCATTGATTGCGAGGCCATGTGCTATGGACGTTGTTATAACTGTCTGCGTAGCAACAGAAGATGAAGAAATCCCAATAGAAGTATCTCGTGGATCTGCTATCAACCTGCCTTTTACCATGGCTTTAACATTTGGAATACCTGTTGGAAAAATATCCCGATTAAACTTTAGTCTTAGATATAAATACGCAACCCCGCGAAGGCGATGATTTGTAGTCCAGGAAGAAACCTCTGAAACAAGATCAGGATCTGCTACTTGATTTTCATATCCTAAAAGCTTTTTGATGCGCAAATTTCCGGAAAATCTGCCGCTTGTCACATTGCCATTTCCATCCATATCTGAATCATCGACTCCGACGTCATTTAGAAAAACGGTTCCTATCGACGACACTTGGTGTCCAGCAATGGCTATTACTAAGTGCAAATTCTGCTTGGAACTCCCTGTGACTTCTGCAAAAACCAAAACACCAGAAACAGGCCGCTCGCCGTAAATAATCTTTCTTGCTTCCGCCGAGGCACGAATTAGCTGGGTGATTCCTTTATCTAAAGGCTGATTAAACGTCGGACTCTTGGGCTTTGGGGCCAAAGCTTGTGACAAAAGATTTTGTCCAAGCGTTCCAACTCCAACAATAATTGATGAAGTTAAAACTGAAAGAGTTCCAATCGTAAAGCCGCTAGTAAATGCACCTATGCCGGCAGCAATAGCGGGAAGGGCTGGGGGCATTAATCTATCCTCCAAGCTTTTTCACAAGAAAGCGTCTTGTGCATTTCAATGCCATTCGGCGATCTAAATGCTGAAAAGATTCCGAGGCAGATTCCTAAAGCCTTTCCTGCAGGAAAGTCATGCAGCACAATATCTCCCCGCCGAGCGTGAGAGACAGCTATTGAATCTCCAAGATATCTATTCGCCAGTTCTTCTAGCGTTGAAACATTTTCTATTCGCTTCAAAATTCTATATGAACCTTTTTCTGTTTTATACTTTCCTCGAAACTCCTTTGCATAGTCTGTTCCTGTTATTGCAAAGATTCCCCCACAAGTAAACAGCGCACAGTCGTTTTTTCCCCAGCGAAAAGGTTTATCTTGTTCGCTGTTTATATAAGAAACAAGCTTCTCGGGCCAGTCAGGAAAACGTGCCATTAGCGTCCGCCTTCACTATTACCAGCAAATGTACGTGCACCTGTTGCCGATCCTTGACCTGTAGCAACAGCGCCACCAGTTGTCTGTCCACCTGCAGTAGTTCCTCCCCATACAATTTCCTTTTGCGTCGTGTCTGACACAAATTGAAAACCATCATCGTTTGGATAAAGTTCATTTTGATCTGCATCAGTATAGCGGCGGATTCTTGGTCGGCCCCAATCAATCAGTCGGGATTCTGCAGTTACGACTATTCGCGCCTCTTTGCCTAGTTCAATATCCATCGTATCTAAACGGCCACTGAAGAGCAAATTTGGTGTATTTATAATCTGATAACTTGAATCAAAAAAGCCTAGCCAAATTTTTGCTGGCCTTCCTTGAAGTTCTTCTGTCAAGGCCAAAGAAATAGAAGATGCAGGAACGCCCGAAAGCTCAAGAGTAATTCCAAAAGCTCGCTGTTCAATTCCTTCTTCAATCGTTGAAACTTTGCCTAGGTCGCCAACGCCAGTATAAAGCTCAGAGTTGAATGTTAGATCCCCACGGCCATTCCATACGCGAACGTCTCCACCATCAAAAGAAAGCTTGGCGAGCAGAAACGGTTTCGCTCCTTGGCTCTTTTGTGTTTCAGCTATAACCGCTGCTGTAATTTCCCTCGCCATTAGAAAGCCTCAATTGCAGAGAAAGAAAAACCGTTAATAAAATCTCCAATAGAGACATTCCATGTAACTTGCCCATCGTCCACTAAGCGCATTTCGACTTTTGGGTCCGTTAAGACAATTGTTGCATTGTCCAGTGGACTATTTCTAAGCGGCGGATTGAATGTCAAAGTAGCAACGCCGCCAGCATCTGAATCTACTTGTGCAGTTATCATATGCAGCTCTTTAACTCCGTTCGCAGTGACTTCAAAGTAATCTCCAGGAAGCAACAGTCCTGTGCCTGAAAGCCTCCAACCATCAGTCGTTAAACTATTTCCTGTCTGCGAAGCACCATTTACCAGTGGAGTATCTGACGCTGCGCTATAAATCCCTCTTGGAGACGTCCTTGTAGGATCAAAGCCATAGAATCTACCCGATGCTCCCATCAGATTTACTAAAAAGGCTTGCCATTCTGCTGCAGTGTCTATTTTCATAAGTGGCAGCGTAAAAGTGCCAAACCACAAAGCACCTGGAAGTTCTAGCGTTTGTACAGCACCGTTTAGCGGACTTGAAAATGTCTGCGTTTTAGGCTGCAAGCCGAACTGACTAGATTGAAAACGCGGACTACTGGGCATAGTTAAAGTTGCCATGGCTATCTCCTTGCATCAAATCCGCGAATTTTTCTTCTTTCTATTTCTGCTATTGTTTCACGCTTGATCTTTTCGGCATTTGCATTGAGAAGGGAAACGGCCTCTAGCGAAGCGCCGCGAAAATCGAATTGCTGATTGATAACAACCGGAACAGAATTTGAACCACTTTTTAGAGCACTGTTAGAAATAATCGTTCCAGGGCTGTCGGGAATAAAAAGCTCTTTTCCTTTTTCACCAACAATAGACGGCTGTCCAACAGGTGGTCTACCACCCTGAGCAAAGCCGCCAATTCCGCCTGGAACACTAGTTCTCAATGCAGTTCCTGCAGAGATTCCTCCAGCCGACGGGGATGCAAAACCAAACAGTGAAGAAAGAAAACCACCACCAGAAAAGGCTTTTTCTAAAAAACTCGAAGCAGGTTTTTCAACGAATTGCTGCAGAATTATGTCCTGAATCGTACTTAAAACCCCCCGAAGGGCTTGCTTCAATCCGCTTGCACCCTCTGTTGCCTGTTTAAGTCCCTGCGTTAGAGACCTAGCAAAGTTATCTACTGCATTTTTTGCTTCTCGTTCTTTTTCTATCTGTTCATTCAAGCGTTTCAAAAGTTCATCACGTGCTGCTACCTGTGCGGTAATAAGCCCTATTTGCTTTTTGCTAGGATCAAGACCCTGCTGTTGCAAGCTAACAATTTCCGCTTGAACCGCCGCAGCTTGACGCCCGGAATTAACCCGTGCTTTAATAACGCTTAAATTAGCTTCATTATTTCTCAACGTTTGAGAGAATAGGTTCCTCAATCTGCTCTGTATTTCAAGCTGTTTATTTAGAAAATTAACACCAAGTCTATCTTCTCCACGACGGAAACTTGCGCCAAGTGGAACTTGAATGTTGTCAAATTCTGGAGCAGTTCTAGCAGCCTGCCGCCTTGCTTCTAAGATTTTATTTAAGTCCTTTGCAGATTGTGAAAGCTGTATTTCTTTTCCAGGCGGAGTCCTTGCAGCAAGATCAACAGAAGCAATTTCTGAAAGGCGCTTTCTTCTAGCCGCGCGGGCTTCAATGGATGCTAAAAAACCCTCTCGCCGCTGTGTAGTAACAGCGGATAATGGTGCTGTTGCACTCTTTCCTAGCTTTTGCTCTATCTCAAATCGGCGCTTCAAAGCCGAAAGAAGTGTTGCTTCAAGGGCAATAAGGACTCTTTTATCTGCATTTAAGAGCTTTTGCTGTTTCAACGCTTTTATTGTCTGTTCAATAACAGCATTTTGACCTTCAAGCTGCCTTTTAAGTTCTTCTTCTGCAGTTCGTCCAAGAACATCAATTCCTTTGCGAAGCAAATCAACGGTTCCGCGAAAGAATTGAAGAACAGCTATCGCTGCTTTACTAGTCTTAGTTGCTTTATCCATGCTGATGCTAAGTCTAAAAAACGAATCTTTCAGCTTCAAAATTTCCGCTGAAAGCGAAGAAGAAGCCTTTTGCGCAGGAACAAAAAATTCTTCATTCAAAAGCTTTGCAAGTTTTGGAAGCAAATCTTCCGCTGTTACTTTTCCGCTTTTGAGCAGCCTATCCAACGCTTTTGTCGTCACGCCCATAGCTTGAGCGGCTAAACGAAAAGCGCCGGGAAGTCGCTCGCCAAGCTGTCCGCGAAGTTCTTCCGCTTGAACATTACCCTTCGATATCATCTGTTGAACAGCTAAAAGAGCACCGCGTGTTTGATCGGCTGAAAGTCCCATAGCAACGCTAGCGCGGGTTATGCCTAGAAAAATGTCTTTAACTGGCTGTCCTTCAAGTGCAGTACTTTTCGCCGCCGCGCTTAACTGTGCAAATTGCAGTGCAGAATCTCTTGCACTAAAACCTAGTTTCTCCGCTGCATTTGCAACAAAACGAAAAGCCTTTTCAGCACCTTCAGTGGACCCTGTAACACTCTTTAGAGTATTCAGGATTCTGTCCATTTCCAATCGCGCGGATAGCATAGCTTTGACGCTTCGCTGAACAGCAACAGCGAAACCTGCTATTCCTGCAGCCGTCACTGCAAACTTAACAGAGGTTCTTGAAAGGATAGCACTAAACGCAGCTAAGCGAGCGCCAATTCCCGAAAGAGGGCCAACAGCAAAGATTGTCGATGAACCAATGTTTTTTATGACCCCCGACAATCTTCCAGCCTTTTCAGTACTATTTTCTGCTTCTTTTTGAAAACCCTTCTGTGCAGCATTGAACGCTCGAAGATCCCTTTTTGCACCACCCAGCGATGCACGGAATCTATCTTGCGCCTTTGCAAATTTTTCTGCAGAGACCCGTCCCTGTCCAATTGCACGCTCTAGTGCCTTAAACGATCGTGTTGTACGGGCGATAAGAAGGGAATCTCCTCCAGCGAGCCTAACTGCCTGCTGGAAGTTAAGCATTTGCTCTCTTGCAGCATTTATTGCCCGCTGCTGCCTCACCATGGAAGTTGTAGTTGTTTTAGCTGTCTTGTCCAAAGAACGTTCTAGCGCACGAACCTTTCGAATCATGCTGTCTAGTTGTCTACGAACTTCCTTTGCACCCTTTCTAGCTTCTACGCTAGAGATATCTACCTTGATGGTTGGTCTAGGCATTGGACTTTACCTTAGCACTTGCCCAAGAAAGCCACAGCGGGTCGAGGGCCTTGATTACATAGAGAAGCATTTCTATATCATCCCTTCTACAAAAGCCTTTCAACTTGCAATAGGCATAGATTTCGCCAAAGCAGATCGGGGAAATTTCTTTCCTCGTTGAAGAAAGCGCCCAAAAAGCGTTCCATAGCCAAAGATTTTCTGCAGGAATCGTGGGCTGCTGCTCCAAAACAGAAGAAACATTTCCCCTATCCTCATATGCTTCTAAGGCGCTTAGATGCTCGTGATTCCTTAAGAACCATCCAAGCGCCTCTTTGAGTTTTTTCCTACCTTCTCCTTTTCAGAAAGCAAAAACCGCTGTTCGTCCTGAGCAAGCTCAACAACAAGGGAATAGAAGCGTGGAACTTTGACAAGAACCATTTCTGCATTTTCTTGCGTATATGGAAGGTCTTTACCTTTATATGTCACGTTCTTCCATCCAAGAAGAACAGTCTGGGCCATGATTTTGGCCATCAGCTTCTGGTCTTCTTCCGGCGTAATGCGGCCAGCTTCTAATCTTCGTCGTAGAGAACGGGGAATAGACCTAAGGGCCTTCATGTATTCCGGGTTCTCCCACGCAGCGATTAAAAGTTCTGCATCTCCGCCGATATTTTCCCACACGCCTTCGACTTCGGCTTTTGGGTCGCGCTCAAATTCCTCGCTAAGATCGAGTGGCATTGTGTCTTCTCCGCTGAATTAAAAACTACACAGTGGCGCGGGTGAGTGTGCCATTTCCTTGAAAGCGAACCGTCGTAGTGGCAAGTTCTCCAATGCTATTTCCAAATGGCGCATAGGATGCAAGAATACATTCTCCACTATACGATGGATTTGTTGCACTAACCGCGCCCGACGTAGGTTTCCCTGTAAAAGTTCCGCTTTTACCAAGAATAGCAAACATCGTTGCATCGACATTAGCCGCTGCAAAATCTTGCTTGAATGTAAGATCCAGCGACCAATCCAAGAGACCACCAAGACGGGTTTTATATGTATCACCCATTGCTGTGTCCTCTTGAACATCTGCCTCAATGTTCAACGTCACCGACTGAACATGGTTGCTTAGATCAACCGGCGTCCCGCCAGAATCGTCAATATTAAAGCTAAAATCTTTCAGAACGAACGAAGCCATCAGTTATCTCCTTTCTTCGTCATAGGTGCATAGTCTGCGATATCAGAATTAACCAGTGTTTCTGCCCGCAACCTGTCTACATAGAGCTTTTGGCCCTTCTTTTTTCTTCCCCAAGACTTCTTGAGGATGATGCACTTTAGATCTTTCATTTTTCATTCCTTCATGCAATAGCTAAAAAGCCAGCGATATCAAACGATGGAGTTGTTCCACCAACCGTTATAACGAGCCTCCACCAATCATCTGTAATCGCCCCGCTGATGCTTTTTAGTTCAGCCCCGACGGAAGTAAACTGCGTATGAGACAGCCGCGTAACAGGCGAAGCAAAGCCGGAAGCATTATCGCTTTCAACTGTGACGTTCAGCGTTGGAAGCGTACCACTTGCCGCTGTCACATGCAGGACTGAATAAATCTTCTGCGTTGAAGAAACTGTGCCAAGTTGTCTAGCAGTTCCGTTTGCAGTGGAGGCAAAAGTGCCAAGTTCCATCACTGTCCCGCGAAGAAGCTCTCCGGCGCCTTGTACAGCTAGGGAGAAGGCAAAAATTTCTCCCAGCGAGGCACCTGGATTATACGTTGCCTGTTCGACCTGCATAGAATACGAAACATCGCCTTTGGCAGCACCTGCAGGAGATGCAGAAATAATCTTTGGCCCACTGTTGAATGTTCCAAACAGATCAGAATCAGCGGAATCTGTGCTTGAAGCACTTTCCCAATAGCCATTCAAGTTCATGCTTGGAGAAAAAAGCCCAGCCAAACGCCTTTTGTAAACATCGCCGAAAGTTGTAGATTCCTGTAAATCTACTTCATTCGCCAGAGCGAGTTGGTTGAGTATTCCGCTAAGGTCTCTTCCACCGTAAAGAACTTTAGCATTTGTTAGAATGAAGGCCGCCATATCAGAACTCCTCTACAGCGAAGAACCCAATAGCTTGCGCTAAGCCTTCTTCTTCGCCTCTTGCATAAGTTGCATCTTCTGCTTCTAAGATAGGTGCATATGGAACAGCGGTTCCTATCGTGATTTTAACCCAAGGAGAATCCAGGGTTTCCAACTTCTGCAATTCTTCATTGCGAGAAACCGCCGCAAGGTCAAGATATTGAAAGGGTTCGGGATCTCCACGTTCAGGTGGCTCAAGTTCAGCGTCATCCAGGCCACCGATCCCAATTCTGTGATTCGCCAAATAATACCCCGAGAAAACGCGCGAATTTTCCAAAATAGCATCGAAAATGAAAGTCGTTGCTATGTCCATGAATCGAACGACACTTCCCTGAACGACGCGCTCAAATTCCTTATCTAGTTCAAAAGCAAAATCTTCAACCATTTTAGAGTTGATTCGGGACATTAGGCACCTTCCTGATAGACTAAAAGGAAAGACATGAACCAAAAGTTCTTAGCTTCTGTAGATGCAGATAGCAGAAGTGGCTCGGACTGAATAGAAGAAACATCCAAATAGCCTAAAATGCTTGCTGCTCGGAGAGCATTAAAAATTTCTCGCACTTTAACGCTGCCTTCTTCAAACCTAGCCCATCTCACACGAACATTAACCAGCGGATAGCGAATTTCAAAGCTTTCGCCCATGGTTCTTGATGGACTCCTAGCTGATCCACCAGAAACAAAAACAGCATCAGATGCAATCAACGAACTTTCTGCTCGCATAAAGCCTATAAAAAGATTCGTTCCAAGTGTCAAGCCCAAACCTGCACCGGCCAGGAAATTTGCTACATCAAGGGGAGGATTCTTTGACATTAAAGAATTGCCCGCCTTTCGTATTTTGAACCATCAAGGGAAGGAATTTTCCTAAAATCCTGAACCTGCTGTGCGTTTTGAACACTTGTTGGATCTGCTGCTGTGCTTGTCCCAAGAAGCAGAAAATCTCCTACGGCCACGTCTCTATCCAAAAAAACAACAGAATTCGACCTTTTTTCTTCCCCGCGAACGTTTACAAAAAGTTCTGTCTTTTGTTCCCAGCGAACTAGGATTGAAACAGGTGCTGAAAAGGTCGGATCACCGTAGGAATCCACACTGTCCCTAGTCCAAAGGGTTGCAGTTTGAAGAAGGTTCCGCGTTAAAAAACTCATAGCGGTAGCCTCTTCCAAGGAGCAAGCCTAGAAAGAACGTGCGGTGGAATGCCCATGGAAGATCCCCGCCTTTCAGAAGAATCCCCAACGGCCTGTTCGATAATTCGCGGATTTTCACCGCGCTCAAGGTAGAAGGTTTTGCAGAGATCTAAACAGGCCCGTTCAAGGTCATAAGGAAGGTCGCGACCGGACTCCCCAGGCATTTTATATCCGCCTTCGTATTGGATATCCACGTTGTTTGATCCTAGTCCAAGAAGAGGAAAAAGCGAAAGCCCGGAAGTCACATGCGCCGACTGTGGCCAGACCTTAGGCGCCGGCGGCGTGCCGTCCGTGTGAAGAAGAATACTTCCCGCTTCTGCGTCTTCAATGGTGTATTCTGTTGCAGGAACAACATCGCCATCTATTGTAACCTGCGTTAAGTTTCTAATTGGGGTTCGAGAAACGTATAAGAGCGGTGTTCCTGTTCCAGGAAGCGATTCTGTTACAACCTCATGAGCAAAGACGCGTCCAGTGAATTTCTGGATTTGAAAAGTAGCCTGTCGGATCAAGTCCCCAAGCAACGCATGAAGCGACGTATCATTTAGATCTAGCTCCCTTTCCATCACAGCAATAGTCGTCAAGTCTGTAAAACTAGCCGGAGTTGTTACAGTGATTGCCATCTTAAAGATCCTTCACCCACAGAACACCGTCAAATTCAATAGTATCGCCACCAGAAGATTGCACAGAGCCAGTTATTTTATATCGCTCACCGTTCGTTCCAGCGCTTATTCTCACCTGTACCTTTTGA